CTGGAGAGTCGGCTTGTAATAGGGTCGGCTCTCCTTTTTTTTATGAATGAATTTAATAGGGCGACAATGGAAACAAAAACTGGATTTATAAAGTATCATTTACCCTGTCCGTTATGTGACAGTACTGATGCTGTATCTGTTAATGCAGATGGTTCTGCATTTTGTTTTTCATGTCAACAATATATGAAGGAATATGATATGGAAACAAAACAAACGAATGGTAATGGTAAACATGAATACGAAGTGCAAGATTATATGAAGTCATCTGACTATGCAGAAATAGTAGATAGAAATTTAAATGAACCTACTTGTAGAAAGTATGGGGTGACTGTTAAGATGGATAGTATGGGTAATATAACTAATCATTATTATCCTTATCACGATAAGCAAGGTTCAAAGATTGCAACTAAAACAAGATTTACAAAACTAAAAGAGTTTACAATACAAGGTAATACAAAGAACTCAGGATTATTTGGAGAACATTTATTCTCTAAAAATAAATTTGTAATAATAACTGAGGGTGAGATAGATTGTTTATCAGCTTATCAAATGTTTAAGACTGATAGATATGAAACACCAGTCGTTAGTATTAAGAATGGTATAACCTCTGCAGTTAAAGATATTAAAGCAAGTTTAGAATGGCTAGAACAATTTGAAAATGTTGTAGTTAATTTTGACAATGATGAGCATGGTCGTGAAGGTGCATTAAAGGTAGCTGAATTATTTTCTCCAGGAAAATGTAAGATAATGTATCTTCCTACTGATTTAAAAGATGCCTCTGATTGTTTAACTAAAAATAAATTACAACTTTATCAAAAAGCATTTTGGAATGCAAAGGTGTATGCTCCTGATGGTATTATAAATGCTAATATTTTATTTGATGAGATAAGTAAACCAACACTACAAAGCTTTGTTCAATATCCTTTTGAAGGATTAAATAAAATTACATATGGATTAAGACCATCTGAATTAGTTACGTTTACTTCAGGTAGTGGGTTGGGTAAGACTCAAGTAATGAGAGAATTGGTCCATCATTTAATAAAACAAACTAAAGATAATATAGGTTTGTTAATGTTAGAGGAGACCCCAGTTATAACATCTAAAGGTATAATGAGTATTGAAGCTAATCAAAGATTACATTTACCTGATGTTCATGTACCTAAAGAAGAATTAAGAACTTACTTTGATGCAACTGTAGGTACTGGTAGAGTATTTATGTTTGACCATTTTGGTTCTAACACTATTGATAATATAATTTCTAGAGTTAGATATTTAGCTAAGGGTTTAGATTGTAAGTATATTATTATAGACCACGTTAGTATTATAGTATCAGACCAAAGTCATGGAGATGAACGAAGAGCATTAGATGAAATCATGACTAGACTTAGAACACTTGTACAAGAAACAGGTATAGCTATGATAGTGGTATCACATTTAAGAAGACCTGATGGTAAGGGACATGAAGAAGGTGCGGCTACATCTCTATCTCAGCTAAGAGGTTCGGCTTCTATAGGTCAGTTAAGTGACATGGTTATAGGGCTTGAGAGAGACGCACAGAATGATGACCCTGAAGTTAGGAGTACTACTAAGGTAAGGGTATTAAAGAATAGGTTTGCAGGTATAACAGGTCCTTGTTGTGATTTAAAATATGATATGGATACAGGTAGATTATCTGAGGTAAAGTCAAGTGAGTTTTGATAAAGTAATATTTGATATTGAAACAACTCTAACTGCGGATAAAATTTGGTGTATTGTATGTAAACATAAAGGGACATACTATCAATTCAGACAAGATAAACTACATAGGTTTGAAGAATTTATAAAACAAACTGATGAAGTAATAGGACATAACATTATAGGTTTTGATATACCAGTACTAAATAGATTTTTTGGTTATGATTTATTTAAGAAGTGTAAGATAACTGATACATTAATCTTATCAAGATTACTTAATCCAATGTTAGAGGGTGGTCATTCATTAAGAAACTGGGGAGAAAAACTTTATAAAAAGAAATATGAGTTTGACCAGTTTGATTATTTTAGTGAAGAGATGTTAAGGTATTGTAGAAATGATGTTGACTTAACAGAAAAGTTATACAACTTTCTTTCTAGAAAGATGACAGACTTTGGTAAGTCAATAGAGTTAGAGCATAAGGTTGCACACATCATTCAGAAACAACATGAGAAAGGATTTATGATTGATGTTGTTGGTGCTCATATGCTTCAAGCTAAATTTAAAGAGGACATGAATACTCTTCAAGATAAAGTTAGACAAACTTTTCCTCCTTTAAAAATTGAAACAGAATTTATTCCTAAGTCTAATAATAAAACAAGAGGATATGTAAAGGGTGTTCCCTTTACTAAAGTAAAATTTAAAGAATTTAATTTAGGTTCACGACAACAAATTGGAGAACGATTAATTATGTTGGGATGGAAACCTAAAAAGAAAACAGATAAAGGACATATAATAGTTGATGAAAAAGTTTTATCAGAGATTAAAAATATTCCTGAAGCTGAATTAATTAAAGAGTTTCTAATGCTTCAGAAAAGAATTGCTCAAGTCAGTTCTTGGATTGAAGCAACTAGAGAGGATGGTAGAGTACATGGCAAAGTAATTACTAATGGTACTGTTACTGGAAGAATGAGCCATCAATCGCCCAATATGGCACAGGTTCCTGCGGTGTACTCACCATACGGAAAAGAATGTAGGGCATTATGGATAGCCAATAAAGGTTATAAATTAGTAGGTGTTGATGCTTCAGGACTTGAGTTGAGGATGTTAGCACACTACATGAACGATAAGGAATATACAAATGAAATCATTAATGGAGATATACACACAGCAAATAAAACTTCTGCTGGTTTGGGGTCAAGAGATGAGGCGAAGACTTTTATTTACGCATTCATCTATGGAGCAGGGGATAAAAAAATCGGAAGTATCCTCGGAAGGTCTGAAGCAGATGGAAGAAGAGTTAAAGAAAAATTTCTTAGACATACACCAAGTCTTAGAAGCTTACGAGAAAAAGTGGATGGAGTGGCTAAAAAAAGATGGCTCAGAGGACTTGACCAAAGAAAAATCCTCATAAGACACCCCCATGCGGCTTTAAATACCCTATTACAGGGTGCTGGTGCGTGTGTTATGAAGTATGCGTTGACATTACTAGAAGAATATGTTATAAAGAAACGAATCAAAGCTTATCCTGTAGTAAATGTACATGATGAGTTTCAATATGAAGTTGAAGAAAGTAAAACAAAAGAGTTCGGAGAGTTGGCAGTACAGTCAATCATCCAAGCTGGAAAGGATTTAAAAATAAGGTGTCCATTAGATGGTGAATATAAAATCGGAAACAACTGGGCAGAAACGCATTGATACAATAGCTACTGATATTAAAAATTTAGTAGCTGGAATATCTAATGGGAAACCTGCTAAGGTTACAGAAGAAAACATGGAGAGATTCCTTACTAATATTAAGGAAGCTTTTAATGCATGGAATAATCCTGTCAGAGAAAAGGATGGGAAGTTAAGAATGTCAGTACTAGGTAAACCACCTAGACAATTATGGTATGATAGATTTAGTCCAAAGAAAACTAAAGACTATGATGCTAGTTTAAATATTAAATTTTTATATGGACATATATTAGAACATTTATTATTATATCTAGCAGAATTAACTGGACATAAAATAGGAGACCAACAAAAGAAAGTAGAGATAGATAATATTAAAGGACATATAGATGCGACAGTAGATGGTGAAGTATGTGATGTTAAGTCTGCATCATCATTTAGTTTTAAGAAATTTAAAACAGGTGAGTTAGTTGGTGATGACCCATTTGGTTATCATGCCCAGTTATCAGGATATGAAACAGGTATGGGTACAAATGGTGGAGGTTTTTTAGTTATGGATAAATCAAGTGGTGATGTTTGTTTCTATAAACCTGATGAACTAGCTAAACCTAATGTTAAAAATTTAATTAAAACTTTAGAAGATACATTAAAGAGTAATGAACCACCTAAAAGATGTTATGAATTATCTGAAACTAAAGGTGGAAATAAATCTTTACCTATTGGTTGTCAGTTTTGTGCACATAAATGGGAGTGTTATAAAGATGCTAATGGAGGTAAAGGATTAAGAGTATTTAAATATTCTAATAAGTTTGTTTACTTAGCTGAAGTAAATAGACAACCTAATGTTGAAGAGATAACTCAAAACTTTTCTGACGAACTAAAGACATATGGAAAAAGAATTAAAGCATAAACATTTATTAGTCAGAGCAGAAACTTTAGAACCACCTAAAGATTTAAAAGCTATTAAGAAATGGACAAGGGCTTTAATAAAAGATATTGGTATGAAAGTATTGGGTGGACCTTATGCAAAGTATTGTGAGGTACAAGGTAATAGAGGATTAACTTGTGTTACTATTATAGAAACTTCACATATAACTTTACATTCATGGGATGAACTGAACCCTGCTTTAGTACAGTTAGATGTGTATAGTTGTAAAGAGTTAGATGAAAAGATTGTGTTTGATTATGTTTATAAATTTCAACCTGTTAGAATGAGTTATAGATATTTTGATAGAGAAAAGAATTTTAAATTATTAAAGTTAGATAAAGATGAAAATTAAAAAGAAAGATTATGAAGCTATATATGATTGTATAGTATCAGACCAAGTACCACCTGATATAATTAATAAATATTTTGAAGATGAAAAATTTTTAGACTACTGGAGAGAAAGAAATGAATACCAAAGAGATGAGTAGGATAAGAAATAAAGCTAAACATATTATGGTTGAATGGCTTAAAGGATTATTAAATCCTGAAGAACAAAAGAAAGTTAATGTTAAGAATGTATTAACTTTAATGCCTAATCAAACTCATTATTGGCATGGTACTACATTACGTTTACAACCTTGGTCTTATAAATGGATAGTTAAAAAATTAAAAAAGAATCCTCATTGGACTATAGATGATTTGAATGAAAGTTTAGAACCAAGTGAAAGAGATAAACGAAGACAAAAATATATAGAGAAAGGACCTATGGTTCTGTAATGACAGATAAAGGAATGTTTAAAGGTATGACATATGAATCGTTGAATAAGC